ATCCGCCCCGACCTGAACCAGCCCGCCGAGACGACGACGCTGGACCAGTACGTAGACCCGGAGACCGGCGAGGTCAGCCTGACGAACAAGCAGCGCGACTTCTGGGACGCGACGCTCCACGGCTTCACGGAGAATCGCGGCACGCTCGCGCTGGCGATGAGCCTCTTCACCGGCCAGGGTCTCGGCGGCTCGACTCTCCGTCAGAACATGGTGACGAAGACCCGCTCCATTGACAAGGAGACGCTGAGCGAGGAGGCCGTGCTCGACCTCGTGAGCGGCCTCTACACCGGGAGCGGCCAGAACTGGGTGATGAGCGAGATGCTCGGCGACCAGGAGACCGTGACGAGCGAGGGCGCGGCGGCGATCATCCGCGGCGCCTGGCAGGGCTCGGTCACTCTCGACTCGCCGGCGCTGCAGGGCGTGTACATTCCGTTCCAGATGCGCCAGCAGCTCGAGGCGTATTTCCTCGAGTCCCTGGTGCAGGAGGGCCTCGACGCCGGTCTGAGCGAGTACAACGCCAAGGGCCACATGTACGACGTGTGGTACGGCGTGAAGGGCGACCCGAACGCGATCGGTCTGAAGGACATCGTCTGGAGTGACAAGATCCCGTACGCGGCGAGCGACACGTACCGCCAGCTCAACACGACCTACGTGATGGGCCCGGACAACCGCCCGTGGGCGACCGGCGTGCAGCGCAACACGCTGCAGAGCATGTTCGGCCTCGCACCCGCGGCGTACATGACCGGCGACCAGGGCAACCTCGGTGTCGACGGTTCGCTCAACAGCACCGACGCGGTGCGCAACCTCAACACCGGAATGCGCGGACTCGAGAAGGTCAACCAGACCGACTGGGTTCCGACTCCAGAGGAGATCGGTCAGCAGATCGAAGACGCCATCACCAAGGCGATGAACAAGCAGTACACCTCCGACGGCTCCGGCAACGGCTACTTCTACGGCCGCGGCGGTGGCGGCGGTGGCGGCGGTGGCGGCGGGTACAACTACCGCGTCAACAGCCCTGTCCGCAACGAGTCCATCTACGGCCGCAACGTACCCTACGTGAACGTCGACAACCCGATCCTCCGTCGCGCTACAATTAGACGTGAGCGGTTCTCCAGTGAGAGAGGTAGGCTGAAGCCGTGGCAGTAAGCAGGTACGAACCGGTCAAGAAGTTCGAGGACTGGTATGACCGGTACGAGCTGGACGAGCGTGACGGGACTGTCGCGACGTTCGCTCTCGCTGACTGCGCTCAGGGGACTACTCGCAAGTACGACAAGTACAAGCGAGAGATGGACATCCGCGTCAAGAACTACGACAACCTCATCAAGCTGGTCGACGCGGAGGTCATCAGCGAGAAGCCGGACCTCCCGAACGTCAGCTCCGGAGAGGTCGCCGGCATGGTCCGGCGCATGGCCCGCAACCTCGTGCAGCACACGCCGAACTGCGAGGTCATCAGCAAGTTCGACGACGACGGAGCGGCCGGCATTTTCTCGGCCCACATCCTCAAGGCCAAGATCATCGGCGACGATCTGTACTCGAACGACATGCAGCAGAACCTGTACGCGTCGGCGAAGAACAGTCTCACGCTCGGCTTCGACGCAGTCGTCCCCGTCCTGCTGCAGGACGCCGCGGGCGGTTGGTACATGAAGTACGACAACATCTACTACCGCGATGTCTTCCCCGACCCCGGCGTCAAGGACATCAAAGACGCCAAGATCGTCTTCGTCCGCCGCTACCTCACGAAGGCGGACGTGGTCGCCCTGGTGCGCAACCACACGCGCGGCTGGGATGAGTACGCGCTGAAGACGCTCCTCAAGAACGACCCGCCGTCGCGTGATCGCGACAGCGTGGACCACCAGACCTCGAAGCACCACGGCACGCCTGAGGGCTACGAGATCATCACGTACTACAACAGCTTCGGAGACCCGTTCCTCACCTTTGAGCAGCGCACCGGGATGCTCCTCCGCATCGAGCAGAACAAGGATCCGCTTAAGCGGCACCCCGTGTTCTTCCTCATCATGGAGAAGGATCTCAACCAGCCACTCGGCAAGAGCCAGGTCGAGCTGGTCGTGGGCCGCCAGGAGTTCCAGGACCTGATGCTCAACGGCGCCATGAAGATGTGGTACCGGAATATCAACCCGCCCATCATCGGGTACGGCACGATCAACGCCGTCCCGAACCTCGGGCCGGGCAAGTTCACGCCGATCAGCAACCCGAACGCCAAGCTCGAACCTCTCGAGATCAGCACGCAGACTCTGCTCCAGTACAACCAGATCGCCACCGCCAACGCCGGCAACATGGTCCAGCAGCTCGGAGCTGCCGACCAGCAGATGGCCAGCATGAGCGGCGGCAACGGCGGCATGAGCCAGACACCGCAGGGAGTCGAAGCCCAGCAGGCGATGGTCGATATCACGACCAACAACTACCAGAAGGCGATCGAGAGCTTCTTCAGCCGGTACTGCAGCTACGCCCTCACCGTATTCTTCGCCGAGCTCAAGGGCACCGTCGAAGACATCGTGCCCACGGCGGACGCCCGGCGCAACATGATCGCCGCCGGCCTGAAGGTCGAGGACGTGCTCGACGCAGAGGGCAAGGTCCTGCAGAAGGCAGACTTCAACGAGGAAGGCGCATTGCAGCTCGAGTTTGACGAGCTCGCCACCGAGTACTTCGTCCGCACCATCCCCGGCTCGCTCGTCGAGATGGAAGACGAGAAGCAGCTCCGCGTGCTGAACCAGATGTTCATCCCGCTGAGTCAGATGATGCCGGCTCTCGCCGCCAGCGGTGATCAGGACGCGCTGCAGAAGGCGACGCAGGCGCTCCTGTTCGTCATTGAGAAGGAGATCGAGCTCTCCGGCGCCGCGCACTCGTCCGACATCCAGCGACTGTGGACCAAGGGCGTGGACGACCAGAGCACGCAGCGCGAGGCTCTCGTCGCCGAGTTCGAGGAGCGCATCAACCTCGCGGACACCGCGCGGGCCGCGCAGCTGGAGCAACTGGTTGCCGACCGCGAGGAAGCGCGCGAGCAGATGAGCATGATGCGCGAGTCGATGGACGCCATCATGGGGGCCCTAGGTATCCCAGGAGCTGTAACTGCTCCTGTAACCGAAGAAACTGTGTTATAGCAACTAGAACTTCTGCGGAGAGACCGTAGAATAGGAGCGTCCGGACAGTCCGGCGCAACACACCGAAAGGAGGGGATGCAGGATGGTCGCACCGGTCCAGAAGGACTCTCTCACCGAGTGGCAGCAGGGACTCGCCACGTATCTGCGCATCACCTCTCCGATCGCCGGTATGTTCACCGGCTCGGAGATCAAGCCCAACCCGAATGCGCGCAGCATCCGCGTCCCCGACATCCGTGTCGACGACTACATCGTCGACGCCGAGATCGGCCGCATCGGGTCCGACCACTACTCCGGCTCGGAGTTCACGAGCGAGTGGAAGAACGGCGTCGCGCCGATCTTCTGGCGCGAGTACTCGATGTCGCGCCACCGCAGCTTCGGCTACACGGTGTTCGACGAGCAGCTCCGCTACTCGCCGATCAAGGACATCGTGCAGCAGTACGTCGGTCGCAAGATGAAGACCACGGTCGTCCGTGACCACGACAAGTACTGCCTGCTCGCGGCGATCTCCGGTCACATGACCGGCAAGCTCGTGCCGCGCGTCGCCGGCGTGGACGCGATCGGCCCGGTCACCCCGGACGCCCACCGCATCTCCAACACCGGAAACGCCGCGGACTACAAGTGGATCGCGGAGCCCGGCGAGGACTACGACAACCAGATCCAGCCGTCGTTCGCGACGGTCAAGGGCATGTTCCTGAACGACGCCGACCCGCTGACGACCCTCGACGCACTGACGCTCACGTTCTCAGACAACTGGTTCGACAGCAACTTCGGTAACAACGAGCGCTTCCTGCTCATCACCTCGGCCCTCGAGCTGGTGTTCATCAACGCGCTGATCGCGAAGGGCGCCGGCACGGAGTCCGCGTTCAAGCTCTACCGTGATGGCGACATCTCGGGAGCACAGGCCAACGGCTACCTCGGAACCCTCAAGGGCTCCTGGAAGCTCGTGAAGCTGCACCCGGAGTTCTTCCCCAAGGTCTACACCGACGCGGCCCTCGTGGTCGACCCGGTGGCGGACTCCTCGACGGGTGGTCGTACCCTCCGTCAGGTGATCGCGCTCGCGGCCTACAAGAACTCCATCCAGACCTACGAGCACTTCTCCGACCAGCGTTCGCAGGACGGCGGAGTTCGCTTCAAGGGCACGGAGTACGTGCAGGACTTCTCCTACGACGCGTGGGCGATCGAGCAGCTGAGCGAGGGCATCGTCCCGCTCTTCATGCCCACGTCGCCGACGAACCTCGCGGTCGTGAACACCTCGTTCTCGAACGTCGCGGCTCGCGTCGCCGCCGGTCGCGCGCAGAAGGGTGTCTCGCCCGAGATCTACCCGATCTCCGGCGCCGACACGGTCCTGTCCCGCCCCGAGTGGTACCACCAGGTCATGGGCTACGAGAACACCACGGCGCTCAACGCGGGCCTGCCGATCCAGGAGGCCGGTGACGTCGCTCACCGCAACCCGCTCCTGCCTTCGGACGACCCGACGCCGATCGTCAGCGCTCGCGCGAACACCACGGCCTACGCCGTCGGTGCGACCGTGACCTTCTCCAACGGCCAGAAGTACGTGGCCACCGTCGCCGGTACGTCCGCGGGCGCGCAGCCCTCGACCGCCGGCATCGACATCGGCGAGACCCTCGCCGACGGCACCGTCACCTGGCGGCGCGCGAACTGAGTCTAGGGGGGCCGGTCCACCGGGCCGGCCCCGCTAGCCTCTCGAGAGAGAAGGTGACACATGGACAAGCTGATCGAAGTGCTCACACAGATCCAGGACCTCGCTGGCGTCGCCATCGATGCCCTGACCGAAGCTGCCGGAGGCGGCGGCGCACCGGAGGGTGGAGCACCGCCCGAGGCCGGTGGCGAGAGCGCCCCTCCGCCCGAGCCCCCCGCCTGAGTCGGGGATGAACAGGGTCACCACCGGGCTTCCGAGTTCTCCCGGTGGTGGCCCTACTCTAGCCAGGAAGGAGTAACTCGTGGGCTACATCGGCAACACGCCGCAGGATCAGACGGTTCTTCGTCTCGAAGCGGCCAAGAGCTTCAGCTTCAATGTCTGGGTCCAGGACCCCACGGGTCGCGCCCTCGACATCACCGGCGCCGCAGCGCGCATCGTGATGAAGAAGCCGCCCTTCGATCCGACAGACGTCAACGACCTCGACAACCTCATCACCAATGACACCGGCATCATCGTGGACGCCGGAGTCGGGCTGATTCGCTTCAACCTGCAGGCCGCCGACCTGAACCACGCTCCGGGCGACTACCCCTTCGTCGTCGTCTTCGAGAGCGACGGCTACTCGTTCGTCATGATCAAGGGCTACGTCGAGCTCACCGCGAATGGTGAACTCGAGAGCGTCGGCGACGTGTTCGTCGGCGCGGACCCCGCGGCGCAGTCGCTTGTCGTGCAGCTCGCCGGCCCCAAGAGCATCAACGTCTACGTCGGCGGCGCGATGCCGCCCGGCACCATGAGCTTCACCGACGCCGACAAGGCCAAGCTGGACGGTATCCAGGCCGGGGCGCAGCTCGTCCCCGAGAACCGCATGATCCCGCCCGGCGGCAACCAGGGCAGCGTGCTCACCAAGATGAGCAGCGCCAGCGACTTCGTCGTGGGCTGGGCGCAGCCGCAGGGCGGCTCCGGCGGGGGCAGCGGTCTCGACCCGACCGGGATCCCGGACGGCTACGTCCCCACTGCGAACGGCGCGGGCAGCTGGGACTGGGAGCCGGCCGACCCGGTCAGTATCAGCGCCGCGATCATCGTCGACACGCCGACGAAGGTCATGATGAACCAGAGCGAGCGTACCAAGCTCGCCAGCCTCAACGCCCCGCCTGCGTGGGCCGACATCAGCGGCAAGCCGCTGTTCGGTACCGCCTCGCTCCTGAACACCAACCAGGTGCTCGCGCCGGGCAGCGTCAACGCAGCCACCGACGTCACTGCCGGCGTCCTGAACAACGCCCGCGTGCCCCGCGTGGGCGAGCTCCGCGGACAGTCGATCGGCACCGCCGCACCTACGGGTGGAGCCGACAACGACTGGTACATCCAGTACACCCCGTGAGGTGACGCGTGGTTGACGTCATCTACTACGGGATGAACAGCCCGAACGTAGACTTCTGGGTCGAGTACGAGTGGGTGCAGCACTCGTCCCCGGAAGCGAACTACAGCTGGGTGAAGGCACGTCTCCGCTGCGCGAACCGCAGCAACGCGACGACCGGTTCGCAGTTCAACGCGAGCGGGTACCACCGCGTCTGGAACAACACCGGGCAGCAGTGGGACCACAACGCCAACCCGTTCCTGCCTAGCGGCTATGGTCCCGGCGCGCAGCGCTGGCGCGACGAGTTCAACTACGACGTGTACCACGACGCCAACGGCAACGCGCAGGTGCAGTACGGCATGGAGGTGCGCGCGAACAACACGACGTACTTCAGCGGTGTGTCGGCTGTCTACAACCTGCCGCGCATCCCGCTCGCTCCCGGCCAGCCCGGCACTCCGACCGCCAGCAACATCACGACCAGTAGCGTTCAGCTGAACTGGAGCAACGGTTCTCGAGGCCACGCCGACATCGATCAGGTGCTCCTCCGGCGCTGGGATGGTGCCAGCATGAGTGGCGGCTACGAGAACATCGTGCTCGGCGCCGGCACCACGAGCTACACGAAGACTGGTCTGTCGCGCGGGACGACGCACACCTTCGGCGTCTACAACCACAACGGCGACGGCTACGGCCCGGTGAGCGGGGGCCGCACGATCACAATCGCGCACACCGCTCCCGACAAGCCGCCGACCCCGACGTTCAACAGCGCGACGAGCTCGAGCCTGAACATCTCGATCACCGACCCGAGCTACACGGGCGGCGGCATCACCAGCCGCGAGGTGCAATACTCGCTGACCAACGACTTCTCCTCCGGCGTCGTCTCGATGACGAGCGGCTTCGGTTATACGTTCACGATCTCGAGCCTCGCGCGCTACACGCCGTACTTCATCCGGCACCGCGTGACGAGCGCTATTGGGACGAGCGTCTGGAGCGACACACTCTCGACCAGCACCCTGGCCGACCTGCCGTCCGCCCCGGACCTCTACAACGCGACCGACATCGCCAGCACCACGGCGTACTCGTCGGCCCCGAGCGTGGCGGACAACGGCGCCGCGCCGCTCAACAACATCCGCTGGCAGATCGCGACCACGCAGAACACGGGCGCGGCGGTCACGACGCTCGGTCGCTACGGCCTCCCGTTCTTCACCGGCCTCTCGGCCAACACGCTGTACTGGTACCGACTCGCCGTGCAGAACGTCCAGGGCTGGGGTGCGTACGGCCCGTGGGTCTCGTTCACGACCAAGAGCAACGTCCCAGGGCCGCCGGCGACCGGCCCGACGATCAGCGCGATCGGCAACAACGGGGCCACGGCGACGTGGACCGCGCCTTCGACGCTCAACGGAGCCACGGTCACCGGCTATACAGTGCGCATCTCGCCGACACCCGACTTCGGGACCGGCGTCCTGGTCTACAGCCAGGCGACCCTCAGCAAGGTGTTCGACGGCCTGCAGCCCGGCACGCAGTACTTCGTGCAGGTCTGGAGCAACACGAACAACGGCATCGGCTCGTACAGCAACGTCGTCTCGTTCACCACGACGGGCACTGCTCCGGGCAACAAGCCCATCTGGGTGCGCGTCGCGGGAGCGTGGAAGTTCGGCGTGATCTGGGTGAAGGTCGGCGGCGTCTGGAAGCAGGGTATCCCCTGGGTCAAAGTCGCAGGGAGCTGGAAGAAGCTATGACCGTCACGATCAGCAGCAGCCCGCAGGAGACGACGGTCCTCGAGTTCGAGGCCCGCAAGTCCGCGGCGTTCGGCGTCTGGTTCCAGGACGCTCGCGGCGCGACCGTCAACCTGACAGGCAGCGAGATCCGCCTGACGGTCGGCAACCCTCAGGTGCTGCAGGTCGACGCCGACTACATCGATGCCGGCGCCGGCTACGCGACGTTCGCCCTGCAGGCGAGCGACCTCGACCTCATTCCGAAGACGTACCCGTTCGTCGTGACCCTGGTCTCGAGCAACTACTCGCTCGTCGTCCTGAAGGGCGAGCTCAAGCTCAAGCCGAACGGCGAGGTCACTAGCACGAGTGAGACGTTCACGACTCCACCCGCGGCGAACAGCCTGCTCGTCAAGCTACTCGGCAGTCAGAACGTCCACGTCTCTCTGGCGGCGTACCCGCCGAACCTCGTGCAGCTCCCTCCGAGCGGCCTGATCCCCGGCCCTCCCGGAGACAAAGGTGACAAGGGTGACAAGGGCGACAAGGGCGACAAGGGGGACGCCGGCCCGGCCGCCAGTACCCTGCTCACCGTGGAGGACACGAGCAACCTCGACCTGACGCTCACGGGCACTGGCGCTCCCGGCAACCCGTGGGTGCTGAGCGGCGTCATCCAGAACTTCAACAGCCCCGCCGGCATGACGATGCCGTGGCTCGGCAATGTCCTGCCTGCGGGCTGGCTCGAGTGTGATGGTACCGCCGTCTCGAGAACAACCTACGCGGCGCTGTTCGCTGTCTTCGGTGTCACCTACGGCGCGGGCAACGGTACGACGACCTTCAACCTGCCTGACTTCCGTGGGCGGACGATGGTCGGTTACGACGTGACTCAGACCGAGTTCAAC